GTTTACTGAGTATACCGATGACAATGGTGATGTTCAGACTGTAGCGGCACAAAAAACTGCTTACGATACTTTCGTAAATAATGGTCTAGCAAAGTCAGCAAGAAATAAACGTGATGTATTACTAAAAGAAACAGACCACTATGCGTTGTCTGATGTAACTATGTCAGATAATATGAAAACTTATCGTCAGGCTTTGAGGGACGTACCACAACAAACAGACTTTCCCAGCACCATTAGCTGGCCTACGAAGCCTTAAATGAATGGACCCGCTTTCTCTTGTAGCATTAGCGTCCTCGTCGTTTAGAGCGGTACAGCTTTTAGTAAACAAAGGTGCGGAGATTGAACAAGTTGCTCAACAGTTGGGCAAGTGGTTTAGCTACGCATCAGACATAAGACAAGCTGAAAGAGAAGCAGAAAACCCACCAATTTTTAAAAAACTATTTAGTGGTGGATCAATAGAAGAAGAAGCTCTTAACGCTACTATAGCTCGTAAAAAGCTTCAAGAACAAGAAAAACATATACGTGAGTTAATTGTCTGGGCATACGGTAAAGAGACTTACGTAGAAATGATGCAGTTACGTAAAGATATACGTTTACGAAGAGAAAAAGCAGTATACCAACAACGTAAGAAAAGACAAAAGCTGGCTGATGCAGTTGCTCTATTTTTAGCAGTAATATTTGCATCCGGTATTATATACGGAACAGCTTTAATTATTAAAGGCGCATAACTATGGAAGATGACGGGATGAAAGAAGTGGTAGATACAATTTCGGTAGCAACTGGTGTTGGCGCTCTGGCTGGTCTTTTGCCTGCGGTAGCGGCACTGTTTACAATTATTTGGACAGGCATACGCATTTGGGAAACAGAGACTGTAAAGCGTATGAGAGGCCAGTAATATGTGGACGGCGTTAGTAGGTCCGATTGCAAACTTAGCTCAAAACTGGCTATCTAATCGGCACGAAAAATCACAGGCCAAGCACGTAGCTCAAATGAAAGTAATTGAAAACACGGCTACGTGGGAACAGCATATGGCTGAAGCCAGCGGAAGGTCGTGGAAAGACGAGTGGTTCACCGTTGTATTAAGTTTACCTATATTGGCGGTTTGTTATGGAGTTGCTATGGATGATCTAAGCATAATGCAAAGAGTTGGGATGGCTTTTACAGAGCTAGATAAACTTCCTGAATATTATCAGTATTTACTTTTTGTAGCCGTAACAGCTAGTTTTGGTATACGTGGTGCTGACAAACTAATGAAGATGAAAAAGTGAGTTATTTTACGCAAGAAGAATTAAGCTGTCAGCACTGTGGTGCGTACAAGTTTGATGAAGAATTTTTAAAGGTTTTAAATAACATTAGAGAAGAATGTGATTTTCCTTTTGTTATTAGCTCTGGTTACAGATGTGTTGAACATCCTATAGAGGCTTCTAAAAGCCGTGGAGGAGCACATACAACAGGCTGTGCAGTTGATGTAGCCGTAAGCGGAGATAAAGCTTTAAAGGTTCTTGAAGTCGCCATGAAGCATGGTGTAAAAAGAATAGGTGTAAATCAAAAAGGTAAAGGACGATTTATACACTTGGATATGGCAGAAGAGGCTTTTCCATCTCCTGCGATCTGGTCGTACTGAGGAAATATAAATGGCTCAAACAAAGAAAAAAAATCGTAGAAAAAAAGTTAGGCGGCAATATCACACAGGCAAACACGGTGTAAATAAAATAGGCCAGCCTCACCCGCATGACCCTAATGATCCTAATCATAATAATCCTTTAGATGATACTGACCGCGATATTCCCGGTGGCGGGGGTGGTAATGATGGTGCTGATGATCCCCCTCCAGTAGACGATGAAGGTAATCCTATATTACAGCCGGGAGATCCCGGTTATGATCCTGCGTCTGCTAGTCAGATAACAGCGCCGACTAAGCCGATTGTTACAACAGGCACTGTAGCGCAAGCCGGTGATACTGCTGTACGAGAAATAGAGTTTGTTGATAGCCCCCCAGTAGAAATACAAGAAGGGTCAGAAGGAACTTTTACTAATTTATTGAATACTGCTCAAGATCCTTCTCAGGTTAAACCAGATCCAGAAACACCCTCAAATATTCTAGTAGAAAAACAACCAGAGCCTACATTAGCTAGTACAACATATACTACTGAAGTACCCAGCAAAACTTTAACATCTGTTGTAGATGACATGGGAACAGGAACAGTAACTAAAGGAACTGCTCCTGAAGCTATTGAAGCGTCTACTTATGATGCAACTCAAATCGCTCCAGAGGATGTACCAACTGTAAAAGCCGCTCAAGGCGAACTCAGTGAGGGTGCAATAGCACAGGTTGATGAAAGGGCTTTGTCTGAACGAGCACAGGCGGCTAGACGAGATACTACTCAAGAGCAAGCCGCTTTAACTAGGCAAAGAGCAAACTACGAAATTTCAGATGGCTCATATGTAGACAAGGTTACTGGTAAAATATCTGATATTGCTCCTACCAGTGCGGCTGAACTTACAGAACGTGAAGCTATATTAGGCCAAGCGGCTAGAGATGGAACAGCCGCAGAAATAATTGATAGTGTAGGCTATCAAGCGGCTCAACTACGAGAAGTAAAAGGAACAGCCGCTAAAGGAGCCGCCGCAGAAATGGTTGCGGCAGTTGGCGAGCTTCCTCCAGCCATTAGTGCTACGATTGTAGAAAACCCTGCAACTGTTGAGGCTCAAGTAGATAATGAGCCTATTGAAGTACAAGCGGCTATTGCGGCTTTGCCTACAGAGGCTCTTGTGTCAGCGCAGATGGAAACACTGCTTGGCGGTATTGAAGATGGAGATATACCTGTTTGGGCTAAACCAGCAGTTGATCTTGTAAATCGTCAAATGCGTTTAAGAGGTTTAGATGCCTCTACTGTAGGCCGTGATGCGTTATTTAATGCAATTGTTCAAAGCGCCTTGCCTATAGCTCAATCAAATGCTCAAGCCCTACAGCAAAGGTCTGCTCAGAACCTCACAAATCAACAGCAGGCGGCTGTACAAGAAGCTAACCTCAATGCCCAACGAAGACTGCAAAATGTCTCTAACAGCCAAACAGCGGCTTCTCAGACGGCTCAGATGGCCCAGCAGATGGCAACTATGCAAAGCCAATTTGCACAAGATGCAATCATTACTTCTGCGGCTCAAGCACAACAAACAAGATTAGCAAACCTTCAGAATCGTCAGCAGTCTGCAATTCAGAATGTGCAGAATCAACAGGCAAGCAATGCTCAAAACTTAGGCAACGAACAACAAACTGAACTGGCTAATCTTCAGTTTGAGTTTCAAACTAATGCGGCAAATATGTCGGCTGAGAATCAAGCTCGTCTTGTAGAGATGCAAACAGCCGCTGATTTCTTATCCAAGAATGCTGGCTTCAAACAACAAATGGAGCTTGCAAATCTTTCTAACGAACAACAAATTGAGTTAGCAAATTTAACAGCTTTAAACCAAGCAGACTCTGAAAGTCTTACAGCCACACAACAAACAAGGCTTGCTAATTTAGATGCTCGTTTAAAAACTAATCTTACTCAGGCTGACATTGCAAGCAAAATGAATGTTGCTCAGTTAAGTGTAGATCAACAACGTGCTGTACAAAATGCAACAATGGTTGCCAATATAGATCTAAATAAGTTTAATGCTGACCAACAAGTTATTTTAACTAACAGTAAATTTATGCAATCTATGACAATGACAGACTTTAGCGCTCGTCAACAAGAAGCTATGCAAAACGCAACGGCGTTGGCATCTTTAGACTTAGCGAACCTTGATGCTCAAACAAAACTTGCGGCTCAAAATGCTCAGTCATTTTTACAGATGGATATGGCAAACCTAAACAATCGTCAACAGGCGGCAGTGTTAGATGCCCAAATGATGCAACAAACCATGTTGTCTAATCAGGCCGCTGACAATGCCGCAAAACAATTTAATGCAACAAGCGAAAACCAAACGCGACAGTTTAATCAAAACATGGCGCAACAAATGGAAATGTTTAATGTCCAACAACAAAACTCTATGGAGCAGTTTAACGCTAGTGAAAAGAATAGGCTGTTAGCTACCGAACAAGGTATTGCAGGGCAGTTAATGTCTGCTGAAATTGGTGCGTCTGTAGCGTTACAGCAAGCAGAGATTAGAGCAGAGTCTGCGGCAGATTTACAGAATACTCAACTGCAAGCCGCACGAGATCAGTTTAATTCTCAAAATGCTTTTATTAATGCACAGGCAACAGTTGAGTACGAAAGAAAAACTAATCTTATTGATACTGCGGCAATGAACGAAATGAACAAACTAAATGCACAACAAGAGTTTCAACTTAGTGCAATGGAGTATGAAGCTGGTCTTATGGAAGCAAGAGATAATTCGGCATATTTAAGACAAACATTTGAAAATGATAAAAATTTAAAAACTCAGTTGTATATTGCGGCTATCGGAAACGAAACTGCGGCAGGAAGAGATTCAGACAATAGTCTTTCTGTAATGCAAAATTTTATTGATGGCTTAAATTTAGGGGGCTAGGATGGGATTTTTTAAAAAAATTACTAAGGGCATAGGAAAATTCTTTAAAAAGATTGGCAAAGGGATTAAAAGCCTCTTTAAAAAAGTTGGTAAGTTTATGGGTAAGATTGGTATTGTTGGTCAATTGGGCCTAATGCTGATCGCTCCTTATGCTATGCCAATGTTAGGGTCGTTTGCAACAAGTATGATGGGATCAACAATGGGTGGAGCTTTTGGTTCGATTGTGCGCGGTGCTGGTCAATTTCTTAATGCCGCTGTAAAAGTAGGTACACGAGTTGGACAAGTGTTCAAGTCTGTAACTAAAGCCGTAACAGGAACTTTAAAAAATACTATTGGTGCTACTCTAAACAAAGCTGGGCTTGGAGATTTTGTTAAAAATATTTCTGGTTGGGATGTAGGTAGTTTAGATTTTAAAACTGCTTTTGAAGAATCAGGAAAGCTATGGTCAAATGCAGGCGATGATTTAGGACAGTTATTTTCTAAATCTACATTAGACTCTAGCATGAACAGTTTTGGAATAGAAAAAAATCTTAATGAAAGTTTTGCAAAGCTAGAGGAAAGAGGCTTTGATTTAGATAACCCTGACGTTCAAAAAAGTTTACAAGATGCTGGTATTACTGAGTCATACGATGTGCCTAGTCTTAAAGAGCTTGGTCTTCCAGAACCAAATACAAACGCCTTTCCAGCAAAGTCTGGTTTAGAATATAGTGATATGGTAACAGGTGGGCCTACGCCAGAACTACTTCCACAGTATACAGACCCTAGTAGTGTTTTCCCTTCTGCCGCTCCTGCACCAACCGAATCTTTGTTGAGGCCACCGTTACAGGCCGCTGGAAATATTCAACCTCCTGCTCCGTCTGGAATAGAGCTTAATTTAGATAATTATGTGTTTGAGTCAAAACCACCTCTTCCCGGTGCAGAAACTTTAGAACTATCTCAAAAAATACAAGATGGTGTTAAAACATCTTATGAAGCTAATGCTTGGGAAAAAACAAAAGCATTTGCAGAAGCTAAAGGCTTACCAACTACAGCAGGAGGCGTTGCTATGCAGGCGGCAGAGTATGCGGCTTATGAGCCTCCTACATACGAAGATAAAGTAACACCGCTTGATTATGTAGACTATAGTTCGTTGCAGGCACAGCCTATCTATCCGACAAGCGATGGCTTGCGCTATGGCAATATGCTTACTCCAGATCCGTTTGATGCTCCTAGTCTTATTGATGCTTTAATGCAAGGCGACTTTGATTCTGCATATCAACATGGATATTACGGCTCTACTGCACTGATACGAGAAATGATGCGATGAATGAAGAAATTTTAAGAATTAATGTTGAAAAAAAATTCCCTATACCGGGAATGGCTATGACGCAAGATCCTGATAATCCTTCTCCAAGTGACAAACCACCGGAGTTTACGGATATTCACGATTGCATTAAACATATTTTCTTAAACTCAATTCAAGAAGAAAATTATATGAATTTAATGGAGTTGCTTGCAAAAGGCTTTCCATTAATGGAAATTGTTCAAACAGTTCTTTTCCAAGGCTTTTATGGCGGCAAGTGGAACTACAGCATGATGTTATTGCTTGTTGAGCCTGTGGCATATATTTTCTTAGCCTTTGCTGAACGAGCGGGTATTGACCCTGTATTTTTTAGAGATGATATAGATCAAGAACTAGAAGAGGAAGAAATATTGGGTGTGTCTTTTGACAAAGCTAAAGTACAACAAATTCAAAGTGATGTAAAACAAGATAAAAAAGTCCATCCTGCAATAACAGATCAAATGTTAGCTCAAATTGATAACATCCCTGAAGAACAAATTGGAAGTTTGTTAGATAGTAAACAAGTTTCTCAAGAAGATGCGATAGCTCCTCCAGCAGAAGGAAGCTTATTAGATATGCAAGGTGAAATATAATGGCAGAATTTGATGATGTTTTTAAGCCGGGACAATCTATTGATGAAGTAGGTGGCTCTTTACTTCAACGAGCGCAAGACGTAGGTGCTATGCGCCGCCGACAACGGCGAGGCCCAAGCACTTCAGATATGCTAAAAGGTTTAGGCACACAATTAATTGGTCACTTTGTAGGTGATTACTTTCGTGGACGCATGGATGACAGTTTACAAAAACATTTAAATGATGAAAGAACATTGCAACAACGAGCGTTAGTTAAAGAAAGTATTAATGATGCCAATATTGTTCTTGAAAAAAACAGGGCGGCTTTGGCCCACTCTGGTGGCTTAAAAGGTTATTTAATAGAAGAGCGCACAGCTTCTAATCTTGCCTATTTAAAAAGTAAATATGCAGATCGCCCTAACACAAGTGAAACAGCCATGAAAACTTTAGCGGCTCAACAGGCGGCTGATGGTATTGAAGATTACATGAAAGCCTTTCAAGAAAGAGTTAGCCAAGCCCGAAAATTAGAAAGCGCTACGGGCGGTGATCCTCTTGCATATTATACTGCCATAAAAGAAGCGGCAGGGGCTGACCAAGGATTAGCTGTTAGAGGCATAAAAACTATGCTTTCTAAATTTAGAGATCCTGATGACAATAATGTAGATGGCGCATTATATCGTAGTGCGACAACCCAAAGAATTTATAACGCCTCTGAAGAGTATAGAAATGCTTTTGACAAGTTGTACGTACAAACAGCAAGCGCGGAGGCCGCTTCAAATATTACTGAAGCTTTAGAAAAAACAGGTGATCTGCCCCTTACCGCTAAAAGCATGAAGCCAGTTAGCATAACAAGGACAAATAGATTTGGTGAGCAAGTAACAGAAAGTTATATGCAAGTTACAGGTTATGATAACAACCCCGAAAGTTATATAGACTTTAACGGTAATAGAATATCTGTATCTGCATTTTTAGGACGCAAGGCTGACAGCAAACAAGATGGTGTAAGAATGTCGCAAAAAAGAGCTTTAGCTGTTTTTGCAGATGCAGTTAATGCTTTAGATGCTGGCACATTAGCAGAGCTAAGAACGTCTGTTAATAATAAATTAACCGAAAAATCAACATCTGAGCAACGAAATAAAGTTTCTGCTGTTTTTGGTGAGCAAATTTATTTAACAGACCAAGCATTACAAAGCCAATTTGGATCAAAACTAACATCAAACCAAAGAATGTCTATTGCAGTTAGAGCACAAATTTTAGATCGTAATGCTTTTGATGAGCAACCAACTTTATTAGCAAACACAAGCAGAGCAGATCCGTTTGTTTTCTTTAAAGCTACGGTAGATCATTTTGGCGGTGACATTGAAGATGTGCCGGCTTCAATTCAAGCTCAATTTAAAAATCAATTTGAATATTATTTTAGCCCTGATAGCTTACAAGAAGTAAGCGCACAAGAGTTAAGAAATGCAAAAGAATTTGTTGATCGTGCTGGGTTTGGTTTTAAAGGTGTACGAATTGGACAAGGTATATTTGATGATGATAGTTTTAAAGTAGGCGGGGATAGAGCAGGAAGAACCATATCAGACTTTTTAGATTACGCGCTTTCTACAAAGACTAGAGGCTAAGATGAGTAATTTTTACGAAAGATATAATAAAGCTTTAGCCTCTGGGCAAATAGCAGAATCAGCACCAATAATTGAACAAGATCAAGATGATACTTATTCTGTAACAGATTATAGATTTAATCCAAAAGTTATGCGAGCTTTTGAAAATGTGCTGGACTATTTGGACACAACAAATGTGGGTTTTGATCCTGCGACAGATCCTGAAGATGATGATGACGTTGTAGAGTTTTTACGTGACGATTTTTCTCGCATCGAAAGTTCTGTTGGTAAAGCATTAGCTTTAAAAGATGCACCTGAATCTGTAAAAGAAGATTATAGGTTTTTGCGCTCTGAGTTTAATAACGCTGAAATTGATGGGTTTTCAGAAGGCGTAAACGCTTTTTTAGATTATGGCACTGACGCTATTGTAAATCCTGCTAATGCTACTGCAATAGCTTTGGGCATAATTTCAGGAGCGACCACTCTTGGAGCAGGAACTGTAGCTACTGCTGGTGCTCGTGCCGCCGCAGGAAAAGTTGCACAAGCGTCACTACAGCAGGCGCTTAAAATAGCTAATCCTACCAAAGTGCGTGGTTATGGTGCACAAGGGGCTGTAATTGGCGCTGGCGCTATGACAGGTCAACAAAAGTTAGAAATAGAATTAGATGAACGCAACGAATACTCTCCAGTAGAAATAGCTATAGCAGGGACACTTGGCGGCTCTATTGGTGCTGGTCTTGGGTATGGCCTGCAAAAAGGTTCTGGTTTGATAAGAAATAAGTTTCGTCAGCGCCGTCAAATTGAAGATGCAAACGTAGACGTACAGACAAGTGAAGCGGCTGATAATATTGTTAGAACTTTAGCAACAGCTACAGCCCCAGAAAAATTTAGGCTGGCAATAGAGCAGGCAATTCTTTCAAATCCTACCGAAGCCGCTAGAACAATAGAAAATGTTTTAAACCAAGCTACAGCCCCAGAAAAATTACGAATTGCAATCATGGACGCGGTACAACAACAACCTAGTACAGCCGCTCAAGAAATTGATAGTCTTTTAAGATCTGCTGTGGCTCCAGAGAAGCTTAGAATAGCTCTAGAGGACGCTATTGCTGGGCCTTCAGTAGCCGCACAAAACTTTGAAAACGGCATGAGAGAGCTTGTTAGCGGCTCTGTGCGCGAAGCAGAGGCTTTGGGTGCGGCAGAGTTTGGCGAAAAAATGAAGGCGCTTTTAGGCGACACTACAGATGATCTAGATCAAATTATTAATAATCTTGCTACTAAAGTATCTGAGCGCGGTGAAAGTTTAGAGGTCACTGGTGTTGAAGACTTAGCAGAAATAGATGAGCTTGTAGAGCGTATTGGCGGTGGGCCTGATACATACGCTCAAGTAGTTGATGCCGCTATTGCCGCCGCAGGCAGAAACGCTCCTCCTGCTGTAATCCGCAATACATTCTTGAATAATCTTAATAAAATTTATACACGTTTTACTTCTAGTGTTTCTTTTGGAAAATCGGCAGGATTTTTAGATCCATACACAGACATTTCTCCAACAGCAAAACTGTTAAAAGAAAAAATAAATACTGAGTATAGTATGGGTTGGAAGCCGGGACAAAACCTTATTGAAGAAGATTATGGCGGCACAGCACGATTATTTACAAATAGATTTTTTGATCTTTTTAGAGAAGCTATTTTGCCTATTGCTACCAAAAGATACAATGGTGGTCTTTCAGAAGCTGTAAACAATGACCTGTCTCTAGCACTTAGAGGACAATCTTCAAAAGGTCAAGAACATTCTCAAGCTGTTAATGTTGCGGCACGACAAATTAGAAATGCTTATCGGGTTGCGGGTAAAATATTATCGCGTGAGGGTTTTATAACTATACAAGATAATTATGTTCCTCGTCAGTGGAAGCGTTCTGCGATTGAAGAAGATTTTGGAAATGGTGATCCAAACGCCCCGAATGAGTTTGCAAAGCTGTTGATAAAAGCTGGCGAAGCTAAAGACATGAACGAGGCGTTAAGTATTGTCAAAAGTATGTTAGACAAAAAAAATCAACTAACGGGCGGTGGCGGGAATTATTTTTTCTCAGCAAACCGAAAGTTTGAAAACATTACTAATGATGCAGAATTTGAAAAGTTTTTAAACAACGATGTAAAAGCTACATTTTATAATTATATGGAAGTTGCTGGTCGAGCCTTAGCAAAAAAGAAAGTTTTTGGTGTGCGTCAATTTGGCGAAAACGGCGGCTTTAATCAAAAATGGATAGAACAAATTTCAAGGGAAGTAGAAGCGGCAACAGGCAAAGCTTTACCTCTAGATGCTAAACAAAGAATTAAAAACCTTTATCAAACTATAACTTCTGAGTCTATTGATGGCGACGATGTTCAAGCTAAAAAGAAATACCATGAAGGGTATGAGTTATTAACTCGCATAGGTTTGCTTCCTTTTGCAACTGTATCTAGCTTAACAGAAATTATGTTGAACTTAGGTGTTGCTGGAGGAGTAAAGAGTGCTAAAGGCATAGCCGCCGCGCACAAAATTGGGTTAGGAAAAGCAACAGACGATTGGAATGCGCTAACTGATGCGATGAATTTATCTTTTTTAAAGATTACAAAAAATACACATCAAGAACTTCAAGATCAGTTTGGTTTAACACCTAATGAAGCTTGGCGAGAAATGCAAAGTGTTGGGTTAGTAATGGAGCAACAGCTTGCTTCTATGGCAGATCGTTTAGCGGGTGAAGAGCTTACTACAGAATGGATGCAAAATACTAGCAACAGGTTTTTTAGATTTATTTTGTTAGATCAATGGACAAAGATGGTGCAAAACACTTCTTTTCAAACAGGCAAAATAATGATTAAAGATCATCTTTTAGATCTTGCAGAGCATGGAAGCGCTCAAATGACGCGAAGAATGCAGAGCAAACTAGATGATTTGGCAGAACTTGGTATAGACGTAGAGCGCGGCAAAGCTTGGTTGGCTAGTGGTGCTGATAAAAATGCTGACTTTTATCGTGACATTGTTGAAGGTGCGGCACGTTATACAAACCAAATTATCTTACAGCCTGATAGAGCTTCTGGCCTTAAGCCGCGTTTTCAGTATACGCCGACAGGTTCTGTGCTATTTGCTTTAATGGGTTATCCTACTGCTTTTACTAATAATATTTTAAAGCGTGGTGGTAAGCGATTGGTTAGAGATAAAGAGATGGCGGCGGCAAAACTTGTTCCTGCGGCAATTGCTATGACAGCAACAGCAGGATTTACAAACTATGTTCGCAATAGAGGTGAAGGATACGACGAAAAAAATGCTCCTGAAATTATGTACGAGGCGATGGCGCGTTGGGGAGGCAATGGTTTGCCGTTTGACAATATTATGCGTGTGCGCTCTAACGTAGAAAATGATGGTCTTGTGGGTATTCCTGCGGCCTTTATGGGGCCGTTATACGGAGAGTTAGTAGATTTGGCACAATATAGAAAACCAATTATGACAATTGGAACAAAATTAACTCCGTTTTATGGCGCTATAAAACCTGTTCTTGGCGAAGAAGCACAAAGATCTTATCGTAGATCTTTAGGTAAAATAGATGAGACATTAACAGAAGCTATAACAGGAGAGACACCACGCACACCATTTAAAAAAGGCGGTGAAGTAAATGTGCCTCAAGCTCCTAAAGAGCCTGATGAGCGGATAGATAAGATGACGGGGTTGCCTTATAACACACAGGCTGGAACTGCATTTATAGATGAAGAAGATTTTCCAAGAAGTTTATTGGCGAGGACTGAGTAATGGCACTATCAACTAAATTAGCTAGAGCTATCGTGTCAGCTACAGATGATATATTTGATGTAGACAAAATTGATAATGCAATTAAAAATGCCGCTACAAATTTAGAAAAGAATCTTTTGCTTGATTCTGATATTGAAGATTTGGCTCCTGTAGAAGATTATATGGAGCAGTACATTGCTCACTGGGCGCGTCATGGTAATGACACCAGAATGCCAAAAGAGTTAGAAGAGACAATGATTTCATTAGATTTTGATAATGATATTAGTAATAGATTGTCTCACATAATTGATGGAACATTAAACGGAGCACCACACAGTAATTTTAAAAGTCAATACACTGCTGACAACGAAGCTCCAGCCTTTGATGAAAATACAGATAGAGCTATTTACAACTATCTTTTAAATAGATTAAATAAACACGATCAAAATGAAATGTTGTCTGAAGCAGGCAAAGAAAAAGTTTTAAATCGTGCTGTTGCATCGTTAAAAGGAACACCAGAGTTTAGAAAATTGCGTGAGTCAATGCCTGACTTTGATGATCTTTCTACACAAATGGAAAAACTTCCTGCACCCATAGCAAACAGAGAAAAAGCATTAGATGACTTTTTAAGTCAGAGTGTAGAAAAGCGGCCTCAATATCGTGGGGTTAGTTCTTTACAGGATACAGAGTGGGACGCTCGTTTTTGGATGACAAATGAAATTGGCCCACACGTTGGTACAGTAGGGCAGGCTAATTACTTTGCTTTAAAAAGTTTAATGAATGATGGCGATTTTAGTCAGCACATGGGTCTATATCAAATGGGCATGGAGGCCAATGCTCTTGGGGAAGCTTTTGAACGGGCTGGCGTATACATTAAACCAGAAGATCACAATAAAATTTATACGTTGGCTAAAGATGTAAATAACTACTTAGATTCGTATCTTGCGGATTTAGAATTAGATCCAAATGATTTAAAAGCTTACACTAAATTATCTCTTGCAGAAACTGGTCAAATAGATGATGCACCAAAGCCAAAAAGAAGGCGTGGGGATACAACTCCTCCACCGCTAACAGGTTGGGAAGAAATTATAGAGCAAGTTGCAACCCAATATCTAGGCATGGTTAGTAAGTCTGATGAGGGACTACAGGCATATAGAGATACAGTCTTGCCACAGTATCAAATACGAGCAATAGCTAAAATGATTGGTCAAATGCGTGGATGGGGTGACAATGTTTATGGTAGCACGGTTCGTCCAGCTACAATTCAAAAAGGTTATGTAGACGTTAGAAACCCTTTAAAGCTTGGTAGTGACGGTGTGTGGAAAGTTGAAACTTTGTTTAAAGACAGCCCTACTCTTGCAGATTTAATGTGGGATGACGAAACGCTTGGCATAGATCGGTTTGTTGATGCGATGGCGGTCCAGCTTAACACAGGCGCTGATACTATTAAAAAGTCACTGCCTTACATAAAGCTAACTCAAAAAGCAGAAATGCTAGAGGCGTCATCAGGTGATATAGATCCATCAAGTCTATTACAATTTGAAGATCAACAAGTTAAATCTTTAGAAGTAGCGGCACTACACCAAGAGTTTAAAAATTTCTTACAGGAATATGGTTTTGACAGTATTCAATACGTCAATCTTT